CAGCCAAAAGCTAATGGTAGTGGTAATGGTGCTGAACCCGAAAGTCCTTATGGGTTTAGTGGAGATGGTGGTGGCTTACCTAAAGGGGCAACTGCTGAATCTCTAATGAAAGATGTAGCACAGAATTATAAAGATTTAGGTTTTGAAGAAGGACCTGCACCTGATAATAAATCAATGCCACAAATTGAACCTGCAAGTTTAGCGGCAGGTAAAATGCAAAAATTAATTCACGATCAATTAGAAGAAAGTGAAGCTATCAAAATTTTAAGACATGTCTTTTTTGAAATGGCATTATTAGGAACGGGTATTTTAAAAGGACCGTTTACTACAGAAAAAACACAGTACGCATTTAGCTCTGATAAAGAAACAGGAGCGACTGCAACAATGGAGAAATCAAAAGTAATTCCTTCTATTGAGGCTGTCTCTTGCTGGAATTTGTACCCAGATCCAAATGCAACAAGTATGGATGATGCTGAGTATGTTATTCAAAGACATTCTCTTAACAGGGAACAGTTTGCGGCTTTAGCTAAAAAACCTTTATTTAAGGCAGAGGCTATCCGTGAAGCTTTGGAGATGGGACCTAACTATCAGGCAAGGGGATTTGAAAGTTCACTATATGATGGGGAAAATGTCTCAACTCTTTATAAAAATAGATTTGAGGTTTTAGAATACTGGGGAGTTGTTACTAAAGATATAGCAAAACAACTTAATTTAGAATTTGATGATGAGTTAGATATTGTTTCAGTTAATGCATGGGTATGTGGAAATAAAATATTACGTTTAGTTGAGAATCCTTTTTCACCAAGACGTATTCCTTATATGGTATGCCCTTATGAATTAAACCCTTATCAATTTTTTGGAATAGGTATTTCAGAAAATATGCAAGACTCACAACAAGTTATGAATGGTCATGCAAGAATGGCAATTGATAACTTGGCACTGTCAGGTAATCTGATATTTGATGTAGATGAAACAATGTTAGTACCAGGTCAAGATATGAAAGTATTTCCTGGTAAAATATTTAGAAGACAAAGTGGGCAGCCAGGAGCGGCTATTCATGGAGTTAAGTTTCCAAATACATCACAAGAGAATTTAATGATGTTTGATCGGTTTAGACAATTAGCTGATGAAGCAACAGGTATTCCTTCTTACTCACACGGTACGACAGGAGTACAATCAACAACAAGAACTGCATCAGGCATGTCAATGCTAATGGGAGCTGCAGCATTAAGTATTAAAACAGTTATTAAAAATATAGATGACTATTTATTGAAACCCCTAGGACAATCTTTATTTTACTGGAATATGCAATTTAATATTGATAGACCAGAAATAAAAGGTGATCTAGATATTAAAGCACAAGGGACATCGTCTCTAATGCAAAAAGAAGTTAGATCACAAAGACTTATGACTTTTATGCAAACTGCATCTAACCCATCGTTAGCACCGTTTGTTAAATGGCATACATGTTTAAAAGAAGTTGCAAAATCTTTAGATATTGATCCAGATCAATTGATTAATGATCCAGAGAAAGCAGCTGTATATGCACACATAATGGGGATAGCAAATGGAAATCAACAAAATACAGGCAATAGTGGACAACCAAGCCCAATGGCGAATATGGGAGGAGTACCTGCAGGAGCTTCGACAGCAGATCCAACAGGAGCTGGAGGTGGCAACATCGGAACTGGTAATGTACCGTTGCCAGGGGAAGCTGGCTTTAGTGCGAAAACTTCTGACCCTACCACAGGCAATAAAAATTAGTAAGGAAAAATAATGGCAAATACTTGGGATACATCTAGAGTTGGTGGAGGAACTTACGAGTTTCAAAAAGACGCTAGTGGAAACTATACTCTTAACTCAGTTGGATTTAATAAGTTAAATAAATTAAATCTTCCTGAATTAAAAGCAGAAGCCACTACTACGACTACAGGTCAAGCTAAAGATACCGCTACAGCAAGTGCACAAACTACAAAGGCATTTGGAAATGTACAACCTTTTTATTATAATCAAAAAGGTGGCGGTGGTGCAGACCAATCTATGTCGATAACTAAGGATAAAACCTTAACAGAGAATTTAAGAACAGATACTAAACCTAAAATGCTAGGAGATACTGGTGGATCAATGGTTAGAGATACTAAACCTGGAATGCTAGGAGATACTGGTGGCTCAATTAAAAGAGATACTACACCTAAGTATTTACAAGAAGCCGATAAAAGAGGTTACGAAAATATTGGAAAGAAAGTTGAATCTACAAATCAAATTGGTAGAGTAAATGCTGGTCAAGTATTAGCAGCTCGACAAGATAGAACAGGAGCATGGGATCAAGGACAATGGGGACCTCAACCTTCAAATGTATACAGATCTGAAACGGAGAAATTTAAAACAAGATTTGATCCTACCCAAATAAAGGCAGCACCACAAAAAGCAAACGTAGTTTCAACACAACTTAAAAGTGTTCGAACAGCTTTAGGTCCTTTAGCAAAAGCAGTAGGGTTTGTAATGAATCCCGTTAAAGGTTTAATTGGTATGGCTGCAGGGGCATTACCTAAAGATAGCCCAACAGATAAATTTAATAGACAATATTTTAATACTGTGGGTAATACAAGTCGTATAGCGGGAAACCCTACTACTGATTTGTATGCAGGTTTTAATCAAACTTCTGCATTTGGAAATACAGAAAGGGCTGGTGCTAGTAGAATTGCTACAAGAGAAGCAACTATTGCTAAAAAGGGGTATACAAAAACGAATGACCCAACTGGATTTTATGCCAAAACTCAAAAAATGAAAGGTGATCAAAACGATTATCAAAGAGATAAAGGTAAGGCTAACACAGCTTCTGCAAAAACTAAAGGTCTTGATGTTAGTAATCCAAATGAAATGAGAAATGCAGGTGGAGGTAGTGGGAATGGTGGACCTCGAGTTATATGTACATACTTTTATGGTAAAAATCAATTTAGTTTAACAGATTTACAATTAGATACAGAATTTTCAAGAAATAATCTTAGCGATGAAGTTAAGATTGGCTACTGGTTTTGGGCAATACCATTAGTTGATTGGATGAAAAAACATGAAAACTCAAATAATTGGTGGGTCAAGCTAGTTAAAAATTCAACAAAATTATTTGCTCAAGAAAGGGCTAAAGAAGTTGCCTATATAATGGGTAAAAAAAATAAAGGTAGTTTAATAGGGAAATTTGTTAGACTATTTGGAGAAACAGGATGCTATATACTTGGATGCATTATTAAACCTTTTGTATTTGATAAGTATAAAGGATTTCTTAACGAATATCAAAAAGATGTTAATTTAATAGGAAAAATATAATGGCTATAGGACCAGATCAAAAAGTTACCACAACAGGTTTAATGGGTGGAACACCAAAATTACCTGATGCACCTAATATGGCAGGATTAAGTCAAGGTCAAACACAACAAACTCAAGGACAGGCACCTGCACCAATGGCAGAAAGACCTGCACCTGAAGGAGCACAAGATCCAAATATAGACGAAAGAATACAGAATTTAAATGAAACAGAAATAGCACAATTAGATGGACTATTAGGTCCAAGTAATGCAGCTGTTTTAAAAAAGATTGCACCTGAAGCTAGTGGTATAATAGATCAATTCACAAGTGAAGAAGATGTAGTATCTTTACCTATATCAGCTATTAAAACTTATGCTATGAAGATATATGGTGGAGATGAAAAACTAGCAGTGCAAAATTTTATAACAGATTTGTCTGGTGAACAACCAGATAATAACAATGTGCCACCTGAGAATGTACAGGCATCTAATCCTAATAGTATGATGGCTCAAGAGCCTAATACACAAGATACAGATGCAATAGATCAAGGTCTAGTATAATATCAGCCCACAAATTATGGAAGTGAGCTACCCTTATCCATAAGGCACTCAACCAAAGAGGAAGAAAATGGAAAATGAAGAAAACAAGGCAGTTGAAGTTTCGGATGAAGTAGAAACTAAAGAAGAAACTAAAACTGAAAAACCAAAACTTTTTAAAAAGCCTAAAGCTAATATGTATAAAAAACATCAGGATGACGATGATCCTGAAGTTGAAGCATTTGCCAAAGGTGAATTAGAAAAGTTTCAAAGAGAGAAAGCAGAGACAGCAACCGTTCAAAAGGACACAGAAGCATCAGAAGAAATTGCAAATTCAGATGACGAAGCAACTCCTTCAACTGAACGCCCTGAAAATGCCGAAGAACGTGTCTTTAAGAAACGCTATGGCGATTTGAAAAGACACTATGATTCTACGCTTGGAAAGCATAAAGATGAAGTTCGTACTTTAAGAACTCAACTAGAACAATCATCTAAACAATTTGTTCCACCTAAGTCTAAAGATGAATTAGAGGCTTGGAGAAAAGAGTATCCCGATGTATATGATATGGTTGAAACTATAGCTATGACAAAGGCTGATACTAGAGCAAAAGAGATGGAGGATAAATACCAAAATCTCCAAGTTCAACAAGAACAAATTAGTAGAGAAAAAGCTGAAGTAGAATTGTTAAAAGCACATCCTGATTTTCAAGACATTCGTTCAAAAGATGAATTTCATGAATGGGCTGCTAAACAAGATCCTATTATACAGGGTTGGTTGTATGAGAATACAGCCAATGCGTCATTAGCTGGAAGAGCTATTGATTTGTATAAAATGGATAAAGGTGTTAGCAAACTATCTAAAAAACAGGAAACAGCTGTTAAGAAAGAAGCAGCTAAAGCTATAACAAAAACTGCTAAAGCTACTGAAATAGAAATGCCAAAGAAAAAAGTTTGGTCTAATTCTGAAATTGCTAAGATGAATGTTCGTGAGTATGCGAAGCATGAAAAAGAAATCGACAATGCTATAAAAGAAGGTAGAATCCAACCTTAACAATAACAATAAATTGGAGGCTAACACATGGCTACAATGGGACTGGCTACTGGCTACCAGAATTTACCTTCGGGTAATTGGGTACCAGCAGTCTATAGTC